ATGACAGGATTGTCGCCCTGCTGGTTAATTCCATTCACGAACTGACGAAAAGAGTTGAAGAACTAGAGACACGAATGGAGGAATAGATGCCTCTAACCAAGGTTCAGTTTAAACCGGGCATCATAAGCGACGTAACCTCTTACACAAATGAAGGAGGTTGGTTCAACGGCGACAAGATACGGTTTCGGTTAGGCTTTCCCGAAAAGATCGGAGGGTGGACAAAACAGTCTGCTAACACATATTTAGGAAACGCAAGAGACTTGCACAATTGGGTGGCTCTTGATGGTTCTGATTTTCTCGGTCTTGGTACTCAGTTGAAATACTACATTGAAGAGGGTGGTGCGTTCACTGATATAACTCCTGTTCGTTCGACAACAAGCGCAGGTGATGTAACTTTTTCAGCCACTAATGGATCATCGACAATTACTGTTACAGACACGGCTCACGGTGCTTTAGAAAACGATTTTGTTACATTTTCTGGTGCGGCGTCTCTTGGTGGTCTTGTAACTGCGGCTATCTTAAACGCAGAGCATCAGATTGTATCTATTGTTGATTCAAACAGCTATACAATAACAGTTAGTGTGACTGCTAATTCTAGCGACAGCGGCAATGGCGGGAGCTCTGTTGTGGGCACATATCAGTTAAATGTTGGTCTTGATAGTGCTGTTGGTGGCACAGGTTGGGGCGGTGGTCTTTGGGGTGGTAATGTATCAGGAGCCGTGGTCACAACTCTTAATGGTGCATTAAACAACGATGCAAACGGTACGGGTGGTTCAGGCACAAGTATCACACTAACTAGTGCGTCTGACTTCCCTACATCTGGTAAGATTCGTGTAGGAGGCACAGACGGCGAGTTAATAAGTTACACAGGCAAATCGTCGAACGATCTGACAGGCATTACTCGTGAAGACGCAAGCCCTGACGGTAACAGATCTGCCCATTCTGACGGAGCCGCAGTCGTCAACGCAACAGACTTCTTTGGTTGGGGCGAGGCTGCACCAACAGGCACGAACCTTGAGTTAAGAACTTGGTCGCATGATAACTTTGGCGAAGACTTACTTATCAATCCTCGTGACTCTGGGATCTTTTATTGGGATAAAACAGAAGGTTTAACAACCAGAGCAGTGGAACTTAGTGCCGCAACAACAGGAGCTGCAAGCGGAACGAAAACAAGTGTACCGCAAGTGGTGAAACAAATTTTAGTGTCTGACACTGATCGTCATGTGATTGCTTTTGGGTCCGACGGTCTTGGCGCAAACTCTTCTGCAACGCAAGGTGACGGTGTCCAGGATCCACTGTTAATAAGGTTCTCTTCTCAAGAAAACGCTATTGATTGGTTTCCAACTGCGACCAATACAGCAGGAGACTTGAGACTCGGCACTGGCTCTACCTTTATGCAAGCAATAGAAACGAAACGCGAGATTCTGGTTTTTACAGACAAATCTTTACATTCTATGCAGTTTATCGGTCCTCCTCTTCAATTTGGTATTCAACTCTTGACAGCTAATACAACAATTATGGGACCAAAAGCAGCAATAGCTGCGGAAGATTTTGTTATATGGATGGGCGTAGATAATTTTTATGTTTACACTGGTCAAACACAACAAATGCAATGCCCTATCAAAGCACACGTTTTTGGAGATTTTGACTTCGACCAAAGATCAAAAGTTGTCGTGGGTATAAACTCTGAGTTCAGTGAAGTGTGGTGGTTCTACCCTTCTGAAACAGGTAACGGTGAGAACGATAAGTATGTTGTTTATAATTATGCTGAAAAACTTTGGTATCATGGGTCGTTAGTACGCACTGCGTGGCTTGATCGTGGACTAAGAAACAACCCAATCGCAGCAGGTAGTTCATATTTGTTTTTACATGAAAATGGTGTAGATGATGATGGCTCTGCTATGACATCTTTTATTGAGTCTGGTGCGACGGACATCGGTGATGGAGAACAGTTTTTGTTTGTAAAACGGCTTGTTCCAGATATTAAGTTTACCGGATCAGAAACAAGCGGTGCTACTGTTGATTTTACTCTCAAAGCGAGAAACTTTCCGGGTGCATCGTATGATTTTACGGATACGGGAGAGGTGACAAGAACAGCAACCTCACCTGTAGACAAGTATACTAATCAACTTCATTTACGTCTTAGAGGACGCTCGTACTCGATGAGAATTGAGTCTAATACTATCGGTGTTCAGTGGAAGCTAGGTTCTCCACGTTTAGATATTAGACCGGATGGGAGACGATAATGGCTTTGGTAGGCGTTACACCACCGCGACTTCCTTCTCCTCCGGAAGAAATCACAAGAGAGTATGTCTCAGATTTGGTTCGTGCATTGGAGCTTTTTATCAATCAAGAACGTACCGCAGGTGAGTTACGAGGCACAAAGATAACATTAACAGATTTGCCAACTTCTGCTACTGGTTTAGAAGTAGGAGCATTGTATAACGATTCAGGAACTGTTAAGGTGAAAACATGATTTATGGCGCACAACCCACTGGAATTATGGCAACCTTACCTATGGACGCACAGGCGGCTGTAGGGCAGTTTGCTGTCACTAATCCAAATTCTCCAATGGGTATTGAAAGTCTTGCAGGAGGACAAGAGGAACTAGCCGAACGTCTTCGTGCAATGGGTGTGCCTCAGTATGGATTGGGAAGTCTTTTCCGTAAAGTTGTACCAAAAGAACTTCGTAAGGTTGCTGCGGTTGTTTTACCTTTGGTCGTGGGAAGTGTTAATCCTGCGTTGGGTGCGGCAACTGCTGCTGGTTTAGCAAAATTAGAGGGGGCATCAACTGAAGATGCTCTGTTCGCAGGTGGTAAAGCATATCTAGGTGCTCAGATAGGTGGCATAGATTCACTGTCAACCACACAAAGAATAATGGCACAAGCCGCTGGTAACTTCGCCGTAGACAAAGCTCGTGGTATAGAGACAGATGACGCTCTAAGAGGAGCTTTGAAACAAGCAGCAGTTTCAGGATTGTTACAAACGGGTCCTGGTAAAACGGTTTCAGAATCAATAGAAAGGGGCGTTGGTAGCTTAACAAAAGGCGCACAGAACTTGTTCGGTGCAAAGGTGGACACTATTCCTGCTGCCGTGCCTGTAGAAATAAACGAGCTACCAGACATCGGCGCAGAAGAAATTTCTATTATGGATCAACAAGTGAAAGATCTTTTACCTGATCTTAATATTGACGCTAAAGATATAACTGTCGATGCTTTAAGTACAAACTTGGGAGGAAGTACTCCAGACCTTATAAATGTCACTGGTGGTTTAAACTTGGGAGGAAGTACTCCAGACCTTATAAATGTCACTGGTGGTTTAAACTTGGGAGGAAGTAGTTCAGACCCTATAAATGTCACTAGTGGTTTAAACCTTGAAGAGGCAGTCACGCCAGCAGCCACACCTGACTCAGAACTTGGTTTCATGCAACGATTTACCAAGAAACTTGGAGAAGGAACCGACGAGTTTATCGACAACATTACTCTTAAAAACAGCTTTGGCGATTTTGTAGGAGCCGCTTCTATACCTGTAGGCGGACTAGCACTGTTGAGTGGTATACTTAGCTCAGAAGAAATGGAAGAGGTAAGAAAGCTGTCACCAGAACAACAAGAACTAATTGTACAACAATTAATGGGCACAAGTGGCGACCCACGTTATGCTGAACAAGCTCAGAAATTTGGCGAGTTTTATAAACAACGTCGTGAAACAGTGGGCTTGAATGACGGCGGCGAGATAGTCGGACCCGGAACAGGCACATCAGACAGTGTGCCAGCATTGTTATCGGACGGTGAATTTGTAATGACAGCGAAGGCTGTTCGTAATGCAGGTGGCGGAAACCGTGAAAAAGGAGCCGCAAAAATGTACGCGTTGATGAATAAACTTGAAAAAGGAGCCGCATAATGTCCGAGCTTAATTTTGATCCTTTTCAATACACACAACAAAATACAGGAGAGTCCGCTCCACCTACAACATACGAGTCATTAAAAGGTTTGATTGCTGGACTTGGTGACGACGCTCAAATTGGTCTAAATATTCCTGTTGTCAACCCAGCAGCAGAAGCAGAACAAAACAAATTGTTGGCTGATCTGGCAGAAGCTTCAACGGCAACACCTTTCTTTACTCCAAAAAGGTCTCCATTCGTAACAGGGTTATCGCCTACACAAGAAATGGCATTGCTTGCTGGTGTTGGAGGTATTGGTTCGTATCAGCCTTATCTTGATCTTGCTTCGTCTTATTATGGTAGTGCTGGTGCAACTGCCGATCAACTTAGCGGATTAGCGGATACTGCTTCTGGTTTGGGCGCGGCGGCAACAGGTGCTGCACAACCTTCTGTTGGACTTGGTATGGGTCTAGCTTCGGATATTGCAGGTATTGCGGGCGGGCTTGAAGCAGGTGGAGCGAAAGCGTTTGATCCTACGGGTGTTAGTGATTTTATGAGTCCGTTTACACAGGACGTAATTGATCAGAGTCTTGCAGACATTCAGCGTGAATCAGATATTGCTCGTAACAGACAACGTGCAGAGGCAACCCGAGCAGGAGGTTTTGGTGGTAGTCGTGCGGCTGTTATGGACGCTGAACTTGATAGAGCAACTCTTGAACAAAAAGCACAAACTGCTGCTGAACTTAGACGTGCTGGCTTTGAGTCTGCTGCATCAAGGGCGCAAAAAGCGTTTGAGGATCAACAGGCACGGTTCTTGTCTGCTAATCAATTAGGTCTTGGTTCATTAGCAGAAGCTGGTCGTCTTGGATTAGGTGCAGGAGAACTGGGTCTGAAAGGCATCACAACAGGTCTTGCAGGAACTGAACTTGGTGCGGGTATTCTTGGCGATGCTGGCGGAATGTTTAGTGGTTTAGGCGGAGCACAATCTGATCTCGCCGCACGAGTCTCGGGTCTTGGAGCTTTAGATATTGAAACATTGACAGCGTTGGGTGGTTTAGAAGCAAGTGCAGAACAACGTCTAAAGGAAGCTTTGTATGGTGATCAGTTAGCTGCCGTTATGGATCCATTTAAAGCAATTCAAATTCGTTCTGATATTTTGAAAGGTGTGCCGTATACACAAACAGCACTGAGCGTTGGTTCACGTCCAGCTACTCCGCAACCAAACACGGGGGCAGCGTTAACTGGTGCGGGAATCGCGGCTCTTGGTTATGGCTTAGAGAATTTAGGCAGAGGATAGAATGGTTAAAGGTTCAAATCGTAGAATGTTTCGTCGCCCCGGCTCTGCTCGTAAAGCCGCTGGTATTCTTGCATCATCACAAGAGTTGATGAATCAGGTTGAGCCTCTTCGTATGAACGTTGGTGGATCCGTAGACGCTTTAGCTGAGTATCAAAGAATGTTGATGGAACAAGCAACACGGCAAAGACCAGGAAACTTCTTAACCGATTTGGGTATTAATATGGCTAAGTCTGCCTTGGTCAACCCTCAACTTGGCACAACAGATGCTGCAATTGCGGGTCTTACAGGAGCTTTTGATCAAGCTGGTAGCCGAAGAAAAGAAGAAGAAGCACGACAGCTTCGCGTTGCGAAAGGACTCGCGGACATTGAGGGCATAGAGCGTCAACGTCGTGCCGCAGAGCTCCGAGAAGAACAATTTGAGCTTCAAAAACAAGCGTCTGAAAAACCACCAACAAGAGTGCAAAACGCTATTTTTGCACTCGGTGGACGTTTAACTTCTGATAACAAAGTTATCGGAGAAGACGGTGTTGCTCAATCTTTGGAAGCTTGGAAGTCTACATTAACAGAAAATGAACAAGCCGTTTTTAATGAAGCTATTTTAAGAGACGGTCTTGGAGCAGGTAGTGCTACCGAACGCTTCCTTGACGACATAGGAGTAAGCCCAGATAGTGTTCGGGGCCTTCTTGCTACCGTTACACAATCAACAACGGCTAAAGGGGAGGATCGCCCAACAGCCATTGCAAACACTTTATCAGCAAGTGACAAAGTAGTCGCAAGGATTACTGCACAAGAAGCACTCGACAAATATGGGATAGACGCGGGTATTTCTGCTAATCAACCTGTCTTTATTATGGAAGAAATAAATAAAAATGGCGATAGAGAGGTTTTTGCTGTTGATCCAAATACTGCTCAAGTTTTAACTTCAGCTATTATAGGTGCTGCTCCTAAAACTCCTCCTCCTTCTGAAACCACTACAACTACCGAGAGTGTAGAAGATCTTCAATCAATGCTTGAAGATCCTTCAAAAATTCCAGAAGAGTTTACAAAAAGGGATGCTTTTTTAAGAAAATCTTTGAGCAGTCTTGAAAGACTAAAAGGTAACAGAGTAGAGTTCCTTGAGAAAAACAAAGACATAACAACAATCGACAGTAGAATAGACGATCTTGAAAAAACAATAGCGGAAAGACTTTTTGATGCTCGTGAAAAGAGAAACAGAACTAATGTAATTGGGTCAGCAACTTCTCGCCGTGAGCGCAGAAACAAACAGCAAACAATAACTTAACCGATAGGTTCTGATATGACCCCTGAAGAACTTCAAGAATTAATAAGACAAAGAGGCTTTGTTGAAAACAAAGAGACATCAGCCGCTTCTGAATTAAAGAAAAGTATTTCTGAAAGAGGTCTGATTGCAACTCCTTCTATTCGCAATCCTAATCCGATCAAAGGAACAACTCAAGACGTTAGTGTGTTAGGTGATGTGTTTAAGGGGGTTGTATCAGGAACTTTAATTGGTGTGCCGGAAGGACTAGCTTCGCTTGGTTTTGGTTTGTATGATGCACTCGCAGACGATGATACCTTACGCGACCTTGATGCTTTTACAGGTCAGTTGAGAGATCGACTTGGTGTGAATCCTGAAACGCAAGCAGGAGAAATGGCAGAACTTCTTGGTTTGTTCGCCACTACATCTATCCCCGTAGTCGGCTGGATGAACACTGCTGGTAAAGTTGCTCGTGGTACACGAGCCGTTGGTACATCGAAAACTCGTTTTGGTAAAGCAGCGGAAACTTTTGGTGATAGTGCCGCAGGTAAGGCTCTTCTTGCGGGAGAAGGTGCGGGTCCTGCTACACGTCGTTTATATGATCTTAAACGAGGACTTGTTACAACCGGAGCCACTGCCACAGCGGACTTTATGGTTGCACCAGACGGTGTGTCTACGATGTCTGATCACTTCGATGCTTTGCCGGATTTTCTCGAAACAGAGGAAGACATGGGGTTTACCGGGAGAGACGAAGTAGCTCGAAGGCTTCGTAACAAACTTCGTATTGCTGGTGAAAGTCTTGCTATAGGTGCTGCGGTTGACTTTGCCTTACCTGTCGCAGGAGCCGCTATTGGCGGTGCGGGTGTTGTAGCTAACCCTGTAATTGCTCCTGCTACAGCAGCAATAGGTAGGGGCTTTGATGTTTTAGCGGAACAAGCAGATAAAATTCCAGTGTTCAACACAACAAATTTCAAAAAGTTTTTTACCACCGCAGGGCTGTTGGAAAAAGAACTTTCTGAAAGTATTCTTGATACGGGAAGCGGAGTTCAAGGACAGACAAAAGTTGCGGCTAAACTTTTATCAAGCTACGACAAAGAAGTTCGCGCAACAGTTGGCTCGATGCCCTTATTTGGAAAAGGTAAGGCACAGTATCAAGCGGCGTATGATGATTTGATTAAGTATCTGGATGGTGATGAGACAGCCTTAAATGCGTACACTGACAATGTGCGAAACTCTGCGAGACAGCTTGCTGCGGCTCGTAATAATCTTTCTGAACAAATCTACGATCAACTTACTACAGCGTACAAAAACGGCGATATTAGAGATGAACTCGGACCAGATGGAAAAGTAATAAGAACAGCCCAGCAGGTTTATGAGGGGATGCGTAAAGCGTTTGAAAAACGCGAAAACGCATATTTACGCCGAATGTACACAGGCGGTATAGATCGTAAAAACCTTAGAAACATCATACAAACAGATAAGTTTAAGACTGCTGTTGATGAGGTCGAAACATACCTCACTAAAAATGGTGGTCAAGAAATAAGAGATCTTGAGTCTCAGGGACTTTTAAGACAAACCGCAGAACAATATGTTCTCGATAACATTGTTAAAGATCGAGTTGGTATAACAGACCGTCTTTCGATTGAAGGTTTAACAAAGGCAGGGACAGAAAACCTAGAAAAACAAGTTGAAAAATCATCAAGAGTACACGCAGCAGGTGCACGGTTTTTAGGTGAAGCAGTGCCTTTGTATAAGGTTTCCGAAGATCTTTTAAAAAGTCGAAGCCCAATTCTAGAAGCTTCTCCTATGCTTCGTGAATTGATGGGAGAAGTGAAAACAGGACGTAATGCAGCCGTTACTCGATACCTACAAACAATTACGGACATGGCTGGTTTGGCTGGTTCCTCAAGACTCTACAACGAACTTTTGAATAACTCTAGTATCACAGGCACAGCAGATGATATTATTAAAGGTTTGGACGAGGGGGCTGCTACACCACTGATTATAAAAGCAGAGGACATGGTAGAGCTTACTCAGAAGTCTCCTGAATTAGCAAAACGTTTAACAAACACACTGTATGTTCAAGTCCCGCTTGCACAACGATCTATTTTTGGTGGTCAGTTCGGTGTCTTAGGCGGCAACTTTGTTAAAAAAGAATTATACGATGCTTTAACCACTCGTCCTATCGCCAGAACTGCTCTTGGTAATATGTGGGCATTAGGTATTCAAGCTAAAGGTGCGTCACAAATTTCAAAGACTGTGTTCAGTACAATGGCTCAAGCTCGTAACTATGCCTCTGGAGTTTTCTTTGGCACAGCTAACGGTCACATGCCACGAGCAGGAGACATCTTTGATGCTTTTGATATATCCGCCGCAAAGATGGCTAATATGCGCGAAGAAGACTTTGTGAACTTTTATCAACTAGCTATGCGTAACGGTTTACTTGAGGACAGTGTTCTCGTTAAAGAGATGCAAGACACATTACGAGGCACGTTACGAGAAGCAGAAAGAGGCGGAAGGCGTGTGGTCAGCTTTACGGAAAAGCTTACAGATGCCGCTAAAAACATTCCGGGTGCAGAAGCCGCCGCTAAAACAGCAGGTGCACCCATTAAAGGACTTCAAACCAGTTACGCTTTTGCGGACAACCTCTGGAAGATGAACGCTTTTATTTCTGAAAGAGCTCGTTATGCTGCCGCACTTCGTAACTCTGTCCTTGATGAAACAGGACAAGCAGTAATTAAAGCATCTGATTGGGATCTGGTTGCGGATGATTTAATCGCTCAAGGAATAGCAAAACGTAAAAGTAATATTCACGGTGACAATTTCTTTGACACATGGACTGCGGACATTGTTAAGGATGTCATGCCTGTTTATAGTCGCATACCTCGTATTGCAAAGATGGCGGCTCGATTACCTGTTGCTGGTAACTTTGTAGGCTTTAGTGCAGAGGTCATTCGTAACAGTTACAACATTGTCCGCCAAGGTGCGGCAGAAATTTCTTTCCGTGCTACCGACGACATAGTTGAAAAAATAGGAAAGAAAGCAGCACAGCGTCTACAACGTGAAATCAATGCTATCGGTGCAAAGAGATTAACAGGTTATGTCACAACAGCCGCTGGCGTTAGTCCTGCAATTGCCGCTGGTGCGTCTGCCGCGCTCGGTCTTACCGAGGGAGAAAGAAAAGGGTTGGATAAACTCAAGCCTTATTTCTATGAGGGTCAGGTTATGGTTCCTTTAACCAAACCTAAAGACGGTAAAATGCAGTACATGCCTATCAGTTACTATGCCCCGTATGATTCTGCGGTGGCTCCAGCGAAAGCGGCTCTTGAGGCTTACTCAAAAGGTGAGGCATTGGGTAAAGGTGAGATTCAGAAAATAGCTGATGGTGCTTTTACTTTTATTGGGAAACTAGCACAACCATTTACAGAAGAAGCGTTATTGTCGGAACGTGTTGCTGACGTGGTTAGTGTAGCAGGTTTCGGACGTGGTGGTCGGCGCAGAACAGGTGCGGAAGTATATGACCAAGCTGACGATGGATATGAGAAAATGGTTAAAAGTATGCGCCATATTTTAGGTGCGATGAACCCGTCTATCGTTGATAACTTTGTAACAATCAGAGCAGACCGAGGTGTTGTCCCCGGTAAAATCACAAGAGCAGCGACAGAAACTCCAACAGCTTACGGCAGAGAGTTTGATCTATACGAAGAAATAATGGCTAATACACTTGGCGCTCGTAGCTTGACTCTTGATGCTAACAACCAGGTTCAGTTTTCATCTTCGGCTTATGCCAAGTTTAGAAACGATGGACCTGCGCCAGAGTTAAGTAGAATATTCAGAGCTAATGATGCTTCTGAAGAAGATATTATAAACGGTTGGGTGGATGCCAACCAAGATTTATTTAGACTACAACAAGATCTATTTCTTGATTTTGAAGCGGCAAAGAGTCTTGGTCTTAGTGACCGCGATATTAGAAGAAAAGCAAAAGGGCGTGGCATTGGTGCGAAAGACGTAAATCAAATTCTTAAAGGTAAGTTTCAACCGTTAAGGATAGGGTATAGTTTAGTAGAAGAAGCTCAGAGAGAACAAAGAGAAGGTCAGGGTCGAGTTCTTCCCGCTAGAGATCTAGCTGTTCTTAGATCAGATTTAAATAGAATCTCAGACAGACAACTTAAACAAGTTCGTTTGGATGAACCGTTCCCACTTTTTGAAGAACCGGAACCAGTAACACCGCTTAGACCAACAGTGAGTCAAACATCAAATGTTCCTGTTTTGTCACAGGCTCTCTCGTCGCCTAGCGCACCAGCCGTCGCCCCATTACCCACCGCTACCGGACTACAGACACCGTTAGATTTAGACGTTTTAGGTGATAACCCGATTGAACAAGCGCGAAACATGGAACTCGCTAAAAGATTAGGAAGAGCATAATGGAAAAGGATTGGACGCAGTTTGAAAACTTTTCTGCGGGTGAGTTTACTTGCCAGCACTGTGGCTCAGAGGGAATTGAGTTGGACTTCGTGCATAAGATACAAAACCTTCGGTCAACCTACGGCAGAGGCATGACAATTAGTTCAGGCTATCGTTGTCCTAACCATCCTATCGAAGCTCGTAAAACCAAACCGGGTGCACACGCAAGCGGGAGAGCAGTGGACATTGCTGTCTCCGGGGCAGATGCACTCAGCGTTCTGCAACTTGCCTTGGACAGCGGAGACTTCACAGGTGTTGGCATAGCTCAGAAGGGAGACTTCGGCTCACGCTTTATACACCTGGACGATCTTGATAACGAACGTCGCCCAACAATCTGGTCGTATTAATGGAACAAACGATAGAAGAGTTCTCCGGCACAAAAAATATTACAATAGGTGGCGGTTCCAGTGATGTTGAAGCTGGCATCGAATTTATTTACAATATGAGAGAACATTTGTTAGACATCGGCATCGCTACCATCTACGGCTTACTTGTCTATGCAACCGTCTTATGGATAACAAAAAAGATAAAGGGTTGAAATGGCTAAAAAGGTTATGAACGTCTACGCTCCACCGAAGCGTAAACAACGTAAGAACAAAAAACGTGGGCTACACATTCGTAAAAAACACGGACCGCGCCATCACATGAGAACGCAGTTCTAGTATGATTTCTTCTCAAACGGGATACACGTCGCTATCTTCCTGCTGTTTGAGTCTGTATTTATCTTTTCAGCCAATACATAGCACTCTTCTCGAGTAAGATTTATCCGCGCCTCTGTCATGCTGTAGACATCGAACTCGTGTAACTCAACCAACAAAACTAATACATACTCAATCAATCTATCTGCCCCCAATTATCACCAACTGCAATGTCAACTTTAAACGGCACGGTTGCGTCAATACAGTTCTCCATAATTATCGCAATCTCTCTCATCTGATCCTCGTTGAGATTGCCTTCTTCGTCACATTCAATACTGAAACACAGTTCATCATGCACTGTGAGCAGAGGCACGATGTTTTCTTTGTACAAGTCTACCATAGCTTTCTTGGTCTGGTCTGCGCTCGAGCCTTGAATCAATCGGTTCAATGCTTTGTATGTAAACGCACGTTTGATATTGCCTTTGGGACCATGCTCTCGCAAGGCTTCTTCCAGTGGCAGTGCTCTGTGTAACCCATATCTGCGGGGCTCCCACATATCGAAACGACACTTACGTCCCAGGATCGTGCGAATAACACCATCACGTTCCGCTTTACCTTGGACAGCATTGGCTAGTCCTTTAACAAACGGAACTTTCTCATGGTATTCTTCGAGTAGTTCCTTTGCAGAGTCTACGTCAACATCCAAGACTCCTGCCAGTTTGTTTACACCCATACCATACATGATGCCTAAATTGACTGTCTTTGCGTTCTTACGAGTGATACCAGCCATATCCGCAACCATTTGGTGAAAATCTGCATCCCCTTCATGGTATGCGGTTATCACACTGTCTATCTGCTCGTGCCTGTTTGCGCCTTTTAAAGACGCACAGTAATGCGCTAACCAACGAGGCTCTTGTGATGCGTAGTCAAAGCTTGCCCACTTCTCGTCCTCTTCTGGCAAGAACAATCCTCTGATAAGAGACTTAATCTCAGGATCTCGTGCTGGAATTTGCTGGAGATTTGGGTTTGATGAAGAGAACCGCCCAGTGACAGTGCCGCCGTCATCAGAACGAAGTGGATGAAACTCTGCATGTATGCGCCCCTTATGTTCAAATTTGAGTATGTTCTCGATGAATGTTGTGTTTGCTTTATTAAATTCTCGAAGCCTGAGTATCTGCTGTGCTACTGGATGAGGGTGTGCCGCCAAAAATTGTTTCGTGAAACTTGGTGCTTGGCTCTTATCCGTTTTGGGATACTTTAACTCATGCCAATCAAACAGTTTGCTAATAGACGTTGGGTTCCAAGGTTCTATGTCTAACCCGGTTTCCTTCTTTATACTTGCTAGGAGTTTCTTCTCACGCTTTTCTAACTCAGTCCGTGTGTTCTCTGTGGCTTCCAAATCAACACGCACACCACGCCAACGCATGTCGATAAGTAAACGTGTGAGTTCTGTCTCAAGATCAAAGATGCTACGCACCTCTTCTTTATCCATCTCACGGCTCAATAACTCCCATAGGCGAAGCGTGACACTTGCATCTTGCTCTGCATACTCGCCTACAAATCGGCTTGGCAGTCGCCACATATCAGCCTTCGGATCAACACCGTAGTCTGCCGCCGCACGTTTCATGGCTTTCTCATTCTTGCTTTCGTTAAGATAATCAATGGCAAGAGAGTTCAAGTTGTACCACCGCCTGTTCTCGTTAAGCATAGCCGCAGCAGTCATTGTATCGTTGATGACACCGTTGACTTCGATGCCCGCCCAACGCATCCAACCGACATCGTACTGAGCGTTGTGCATGACCTTGGGTATGTTAGTCGCCATCATTTCTTTGATGTAACCTGTCACTGCCGCCTCTGGCAGATTACCACCACCCTCATGTCGGATAGGGTAGTACCCACAGAAGTTGTTGAAAGCGACAGCGTATCCAATAATGTAGCCGTCGTCTCTCGCCCAACCTGGTCCCAATGTCATTAGGTTTGGGTCACGGGTTTCTAAGTCAATAGATATTACTTTGGCTTCTTTGTAGTGATCCGGGAACGACGCAGGAGGCGACCAATCGGAGTCTAACGCACCTGTGGCTACCTCTTTAATATCGCTTTCGATCTCTTCTTTTGTGCCATCCATTCTGTTTATGAAACTTATCTGGCTCATATCTTAAAACTCCATCTACTAGAACCTTCTATCAGGTGTAGGTTTTGCCGTGCTCTTGTCATACCAACATAGAAAACACGTTTCTCGCAGTCTTGATCTGACAGTGTTTGACACGCTTTACTCGAGTCTAGGAACAGAACAACATTGTCTGCTTCACCGCCTTTTGCCTTGTGTATCGTCGACAGTCTGATCCTGGGGTCTTTTCCAAACTTCTCTCCTGCTCGTAACACAGACTGTATGTACACTCGTTCTGTGTCAGGAATATCAAGAACTTCGAACCATTTCTTGCCGTCATGATTTAAACTAGTTAGTTCACGGAAGTTGTCCATAGTGAATGTTTCCGTCGGCTCATACTTAAACCAGTGGTCTACAGCCTTGCGAGTTGTCTTATCTACACGAACAAATGACATAAAAACTTTTGCCTCTTCTTTCGATACAGAGTCACCACGACAAAGTCGTGTCCATGCTTGAGCCGCTGTAAGCACTCTGGTCGAGGCACTGTACCCCGCACCCTCACGCCAGTACAGTAAGCCCCAATCTTTCATATCCTTGGCTACTTTGTTGAGTATGTGATTGGTACGACAGAGTATCAACCACTCGCCTTCTCGCATGTCTATCTCGTCCAGCGCGAAATGAAACGACACAGATCCTTCGTGACTGACAGGATTCCAATCCTTCTCAACACGTTTCTCTACACCTTTTATCAAGTCCAGTGACAAGTCATGCACCGCTTTTGGCACACGGAAGCTTTGGTCTAAGACTCGTTTGCTTGCACAACGAGAGATAAAGTTATCTGGATCAACGCCCATCCATTCGTAAATGGCTTGGTCGTCATCCCCTGCATAGTAAGTCTGCTTTGAGTTTTTGATAAGCTTGTCCACCATTTCCCACTGCAACGGCACAAGGTCTTGCGCTTCATCGACAATAAGCAAATCAAGTTTTGGACAATCAGGTGAGTCAATAAAGTTTTCAATCATGTCTACAAAATCAATCTTGTTGGTCGACTTTTTGTAGTCCGTGTATGCTTCGTCTATGATTTTAAGCTGACGGAAGTCAAGATATGGATTGTTGAACTCGTTAAACTGTTCTCTCAGACCAACGCCTTTAGTTCTAGCCATGTTAATCACGGACAGATACATGTCTCCGTCACGCCCCAAACGAAAGAACTCACCGTCATTCACACTCATGCTCCGTGAACTTTGGAACTCAACGCCCAGCATCTTTTCAAGCTTTGTGTAATCTGGTGATCCGATAACATCACTGCGCTTCAAGCCAAGCTGACGAAACGCTAGAGAGTGTAACGTTCTGAAGTGTAGCAAACGTTTTGGGTCTAGGCTTAGTTCAGCAATAGCCCTGTCTCTTGCCTCTTCTGCCGCCTTACGACTGAACGAAAAGAAACCCACAGATTCCGGTGGTGCGCCATCACGCAAATGTTGACGCACAATCTCGATTAAGCTATGTGTTTTGCCTGTTCCCGGCGGTCCGACTATGGCGGTTGGTGCACGATTGCTTGTCAAAACGGGATCTCCTCTCCACCGACATTGATGCCAGGAATATCAATGGGTTCTTTGAACTCGGGAACAGACCAAACTCTCACCGTCTTTTTCTCAGCCTTAGAGTTGTTGTAGTTTTTAACTTGGTGTGATGCCTCACCATCGTTCAATTCTTTGATACGTTCCTGCACTTGCCCCTTGGTGTAAGTAAGAAAGTTTTGTGCCTTCAGAAAATTTATCAATGCCGCCATTTTAAAATAAGTACGCCCCTCTTCTGTGTATGGTTTGTTAAGATCTAACTCTTCCCATGACTGCGCTTGGACTCGTCCTGTACAGAAGTTCTCGAGTAACTCCATGAACTGCCCTTTGTTTGTCAGTTCAACCGGAACTTCAATCTCGACGACTTCGGTAAGTGCTACGTTTACAACTGTCTGCCATGTGTCCTCTTTGAGTTTTGGTGGCATGAAATTGAGTTGCTCCATGCAAGCACGTTGAAACTGCGTGGGCATTTGTAGTTGCTCTGTTGTGAGTTCAAGACGTGCACCCGCCACATCGACAAACCATATACGAGGCTCTGACTTCACGACTGTCAGACCAGTAATCTCGACGCTTCGAGCACTGTTGCCGATGCCGTACTTGCGTTGACGACACAGGTTTTTATTACAGTGCATAGCGAGTTGCGGCTCGGTGCACTGATAGAAATAATCTTTCTTTTCTATCTGATCCTGGATAGTGACGAGCTCAGATGCAGGAAGCGGTGGCTTGAAATACGAATGGTTGGCAGACTCTATGTCCTGCTTCCACTGCTTCGGATTCTGCTTCTTGAAATATGTAGCGAGGTTAAACGCCACACAGTTCCTACCGCCTTGTCCCACTCCATTGCGAACGTGACACTCTAAGCACGGCGGAGCTTCGACAAGTATTTCACTGCCGCCCGAAACTTGGATAGACATAAATTCGCTAGGTGTTTTACGCGACTTCTCCACCATTGCCAGAAACTGCTGTAGAGTCGCCTCCTTTCCCTTGTTTGTGAACGCGGGACGGAGAGTGCGTTCGACATCATGATAGGGAAGGTTGATAGCGTTTCCGACATCGCCTCTTTCGACAAGGAGTTTTTCCTGCTTGGGAAATATTTCTGCGTTACCTTGTCCCAGAACTGCTGCAATTTCCGATAGCTTGTCCCGCATATCCGCCGCAGGAATTTCACCATCGATAAAGAAGTAAATGTGCGCCCCACCGCTTTTGGATCTACAGACAATGCCTGGAATATCCAGTTGCCTACACTTGCCAACAAGATCAGCATGATCCAAAGGATAGGTGTCAATATCAATACAACCGAAAGAGCACTGATTGTTAGCATTGATAGGAATACTACCGATACCTTTTCCACCATCGAAGTGTTCTTGGATTTTTTCTGCCGTGATCGGCTCCCGGATGATTCGCGTTTTGGCTTCTGATTTACCATTTACACGCCCTCCCGTAATAACTGTCTGTCCATGTGCGCCATCAAATCCACGAAATGCCGCCATGAACTTTTGAACATTGTCCATAGCAATACCTGTTTGCGGGGGGCATTACGCCCCCCTTGGTTCTTATTCCATTGTAAAGAGTTCTTCATCATTACTCTGTGTACTACTTTGCGAGTTTCCTGCGCTCTGAAGCTCTGTATCAGCCGCAGTCTCAACCTCTCCTGACTCAATAAGTTCACTGAAGGTCTTTGCTTCTTCATACAATTGTTCGTCTTGAACATAGCTCGTCCTCCCAAGAACAGACCACTCACACCAAGTGTAACTGTCTCTTGTTTTCTCAACTGTACTAAGATGCCATATCGTGCCAAAAGAGGGAAGCTTTATTAGCCTGTCATCTATTCTGGCTGTCTGCATCTTAATCTGCGTATTCCAACCACGAGACACTTTCAAGCTTGTTGACTGCATACCAAGAATAGCTTGCTGATATGCACCTGTCTCTTGATCAACTACATAGACGTAATGCTGTGCAGATTTCACAAGTTCATGACCGTTCGGCAACATGTCTTTGTTGTTGTCATCACGAACAGCCTGACGAATTATGGGGTTGTTTGGATCTAACTTACCGACAAAACCGCCGCCATCGTCTATAGGGATGAACTCAAGATAAGCAAACTCAAACGCACAAGGCACTACAAAGATGCCTTTGTCCTGCTTGTAAAGTTCCCGTGTGACTGTATTAAAGATGTCACCTTCTTCTGAACCTTCAATATACTTTGCGTTTGTTTTCTTGCGCTCGGGTGAACCGTTTTGAATCATGCGGATAAAAGGTAAAGCAAGATGCTCCATGCTTACGCCCGCCTGTCCTGCACCTGCGTCCTCGACAAACATGTTTGCCAAATTATCAGGCACAATCAATCCGCTTGATTCTTTCTTTACAACTTTCGTTGGTTTCTGTTCTGTAGTTTCTGTAGCTTTCGACATTACTTTCTCCTAATCTTCGCTTCTGTTCCACTAAACACATTAAAAGTCTCGAGGTCTTTGTCAGACATTTTACCTTGAGACATTTCATCTTTTATCACCGCCTTGAGTGTGCTGGGGTGAACGGTCTTCTTGTTATCAACTGAAAGACCTTTACCGACTGCATCATCAAGAAACGCACCAGCCTCGTTGTCTTCACCCTTACCGAATGTGACTTTGACTTCGTTCTTGATAATGTCGTCCAAACCCCGATTACGGAGATACGCGAAACATGCGTCTTTGTTCTCCTCTGTAATACGAGCATAGACAAATGGTTGCAGAGTAATAGAGTTGCCATCAACACTAACACTCTCCAAGCCCATTGAATCCATAGCCGCCGGGATAAGTTCTCTTATGATTTGATCATAATCTTTTTGAGCAATGTTCTGTTGCTCTTTATGGTATTTGATATTCGCATCCGCATCTTGTGCTGCTTTAACTAGGTTAGCTAAAGCACTCCCCTGGTCTTCTGACACTTCGGAAAAAGCTTTTGCATCTGCTTCCATCTTCTCAAATAATTCAGACATTGTGTCTCCTTTCTCTGTTACGCATTTATAGTGTGCCCACTTGCAATTCACATAATACATATCTATATTAGCGTTACAAGCATTATTTTACGGTATTATGACATATATTTATAAAACAGAACCATACGAACATCAACGTCAAGCTTTAAACGCATCACATAAAAAACGTGAGTGGGCGTACTTTATGGAGATGGGTTGCGGTAAGTCGAAGGTTCTTATCGACAATGCCGCATGGCTTTACGAGAACCGTTGGCTTAAAACTTTGGTGATTATTGCACCCAAAGGTGTGTATCGTAACTGGGTTCTTAAAGAAATACCCATACACATGCCAGATAGAATACCACACAAAGTATTTACTTGGCGGTCTTCACCTCGCAAACACGAAGTCGAAGAACTCAAAGAAGCATGTGAGTATGAGGATGGACTGCGGATATTGGTTGTAAACACCGAAGCCGTCATCACAAAGAAGTTCAAAGATTTTTACAAAAAGTTTCGTAGAGGACCTGAAGTGAATATGATTGCTGTGGACGAGTCTACAACTATTAAAAACCACAAAGCCAAACGCACCAAGTCAATCATATCACTTGGTGAGGACTTCTTTTTTCGTCGAATTTTGACGGGCTCCCCTGTCACGCAATCACCTATGGACTTGTATTCACAGTGTGCGTTCCTCGATCCTGGGCTCTTGGGTCACGAGAATTACTGGAGTTTCCAAGCCCGGTACGCCATAACCCGGCGGCAGAAGATGGGTAACCATTCGTTTGATATGATTGTAGGATACAGGCATATCGAAGAACTAGCGCAGAAACTCAGAGAATTTTCTACACGGGTGCTCAAACAAGACTGTCTTGATTTACCAGAGAAAACATACACTGTGCGTTATGTGTCCATGACAGATGAACAACGCAAGCACTACACGTCGTTCAAAGAGATTGCCATGACGATTGTTGACGACGAGGTTGTATCTGCGACTGAAGCTATGTCACAACTACTACGATTACAGCAAGTTCTGTGCGGGTATCTACCTGTCAATGATGTTCTGACCGACATCGCAAATAATCGTGTTGATGCAATGATGGAAGCTATCGAGGAGATTGACGGCAAGGTAATCATCTGGGCACGTTTTGTTGAAGACATCAGGCGCATCGAGTCTGCACTCAAAAAGAAGTATGGCAACAGTAGCACGGGCTCGTACTATGGCGGCACATCAGACGAAGAACGTGAACGCATTGTCGAGGACTTTCAAAATCCAGAATCCGAACTACGTTTCTTTGTAGGCAATGCACAGACTGCTGGGTTTGGACTGACGCTGACGGCAGCTAGTAATGTCATCTACTATTCGAATAACTTTAATCTTGAACATCGTGTCCAATCAGAGGACAGATGCCACCGGATCGGGCAGAAAAATCCTGTCACATATATTGATTTGGTGGTTCCAGATAGCGTTGACGAGCACATCGTCAAAGCATTACGAAACAAAATCAATCTTGCAGGTCGTTCGCTAGGCGAACAAATGCGGGAATGGTTGAAGGTATAAGGGGGCTGACTGGTATACCTTGGCGGTGGTGAAGAGTCCACCGGAGACAATGCGAAGATGCCTACTGCGTGGCTTCCCCACTAGTATTTAACAGGCTGCAAAAGTAGGTCAAGCTATTGTCGGCTTAATCTTAATGGATGGTAAATTTTCGCAACTCACTTTGAAAGGAAAAACTATGTCGAAGAATAAAAATTTTATAACTGTTTCCATTCCTCTCAGCACATATCATGTTCTTAAAGACATGGCTGAGAAGAATGAACGTAGTGTTGCGAGACAATTAACATGGCTCGTGAAACAAGAAACTATGGAAGGAAGTATCGGCGTTGGTGTCCCCGAGCCCGATACATCTGATTATGCGAGTAGTCGTAGTCGGTAGATCTTGCGTCTTCTTGCGTGTAAGTACAACACAGCGGACCGCCGGGACACTCTGAGCAAGTCACGGGGTCACACGGCTCCCGTGTGTTTTCCGTTTTAGTGTTTCGTGACCAAAGGCGTTCTTTGGCTACTGACCAAGGTGAAAACCGCTTTGCCATTTGCTACCTCTTTTCTTTACTCCAGTCTGTAGGATAACCGCTATCCTTCCAATATTGCAAGGCTAGTCGGATGCAGTCTCCTTTGCTATACTTGCGCTCCTCTTCCTTGTTAAGTTTCTTTGTGATTGCCTCGATGTCCTTTTTCATAGACACATCTAGGTCAAACCCAAAAGTAGTTGTTTTGCCAAATTTTCTTGGTCTGCCCATCACTGCCATTATTCTGTCTCCTTTATCATTTTTTCTAAAATATCTGACTCGATAAGAAAATCTTGGTCAGAGTCGATTGGTACGTTCAAGTCGTGCGCCATTACTAACGCACCTCGAACCGCGTATGACATACTCTCATACGCCGCAACTAGCCTTGCCTGATACAACGCCAAATTATTCGACTCCCGTCGTCCGTGGTCATACTCCGTGAACAATGTTATGCCCCACCAGACTGTGTTGTCTGGGTCTTTGGTCGGCTTCATTTTTTCTGAAAGCGGGACAATTCGAATCTGATCTGCCGTGTATGTGGCAGTCGGCTTTTGTGTTCTGAAGTCTATTACCTCACCCATTATCTGCTCCTCTCTTCTTCGTACAATTCATCCAGGATCGCTACACACTTCTCAACTTTCTCTGCCATTTCATCGGAACCGCCCGTCATGGACAACTCAACCGATTGTTCAAGTAGCAGTGACTTTACTTCCATCAGCTTCTTCATGCGCCTTTCGATGTGTGAGTCAATGAACTCTTCGAAATCATCGCGTGACATGACTGAGTAAGGCGAGTGACTCGTATCGTGAAACTTGATTCTGTTACCAAACCAAATGACATGCTTAATCTTTACGTTGTCCTCGTCTTTGTCTTCTTCGGGTATATACACATACCCCTTGTAGTCGTGTTTAATATTTAACATTCTCTGTCTCCTTTCTATCTCGCTCTGTCTCCTTTGCATCTCGAACAGTTCCGCACCAAAAAGAACCTGTGCTCGCGCCTCCCACTCTAAAGCTAGTTCCATATAACTTTTTACGGGTTTCTGTTTTGATGTCATGTTTTTCTCCTAGCACATGAAATTCTTTTTTTGTTTTTATAAAACCTGCCGTCCTCTTTGCTTATTACCCAGCAATATGAGTCTGTTTCGTTTACTTTTCTAATAACGTATCCAAGGGATTCATTGTCCTTAAAAAATCGACATATGTGTTGTGACTCTGCTCTTAGTTCTTTTTTATCTCGGCTAAGAAGTATGCAGTCACCATCTTTCATTTTTTCAAGGGTCTCAGATAATGCTTGCCGCTTGTGGGATGTGTGCCTATGCACTGGTTTATCTTTAATAATTTCATATTTACTCATGTCCTATGCTTTCCTTTATTGCTAATCCAATTTGTTTTGCTATCTGTGGGACAATGGCATTGCCTAGTCCTCTAATTCTGTCCACCCTTTTGGGTATCCCATTAGCCACTCTACCCACGTCGGGTTCAACGCCCCACGTTTCCACTCCTCCGGTGACGCTCCACGAATCTCTGGGTGGTTGCCCAACATCTTCTGCATCTTGCCGTTGGGTGTCCCCGCCGCATCTTCGTTCGCTGTCGGGGTGGGCCACATTGCTACCGCGTTGGGTAACGTGTCCGCTGGATTGCCCTTGCGTTCCTGCCGCCCTTTGCCCGACATTCCCTTGTAATCCCTCGTCGTTGGAGTGGGCCACATTCTGGTCGGGTTGTCTGACAGGCTGTCGTTCACCGCCGCCCCTATGTTCCACCCGTGCTTTCCTTCCTTGTGACTCGGTGCTACTCCCGTGCCCCCCGTCATCGCCGTCGGGGTGGGCCACATTGCTGCCGTCCTCTCGTCCACCTGTTCCCTTAGATTTCCTGGGCGTTTCCTTCCCTTGCGGCTCGTCGTTGCTTGCCTCATGAGTGCTTCGTCCGAGCGTTGCGGCAGGTGATCCATCGTGTTCGGTGTCGCCCATAAATCGTCCGACGATGAAGATTCTGTCTCTTCTATGGGGTGCTCCGACGGATACAGCTGGAATAATAAACGACCTCGTGGCGTAACCTTCTGCCTCCATTGCAGTGAGCGCAGTGTCGAGTCCCATGCTGACATGCCCGTAAACGTTTTCGAAAACGCACCAAGAGGGTCTTTTGGATGCAACAATTTGCATAATGTACGGGAAGATGTGGCGAGGGTCTTCTTCGCCTTTGCGTTTTCCTGCTTGCGAGAATGGTTGACAGGGGTATCCGGCTGTGAGGATTTCACAATCGGGAACAGTTCTTTCTGGGTCATTAGCTAATTCCTTTACGTCTTCTGCTATCGGCACATCGTGCCAATGTTTTCTAATAATCTTGCGACTCCAAGGTTCTATGTCGCAAAACAAAACGGGCTTGGATAATCCCGCCCACTCGAAACCAAGTGCGAAACCTCCAATGCCCGAACACAAATCAACGTGTCTCATCCAATTTCCTCATGTGTTATGTCTAGTGCCTCATGAATGTGAGCCATAGCCGTGCAGATTTCATCCCACTCCTCGTCCCACGACTCTTCAATCCCCTCTGGAATTGAATCCTCACGATAACATTCAAGCGCATGCCAAACGGCACTTAAATCTTTTGTCAGTTGGTTTGTATCTTTCATGTCAATGCACCTCCTTGCGTCTTTGTATGTCACGAGCAAGAATTTCGCTTGCGCCTGTGATGATGTTGATCAGTTGGTTCTGTGTCATCGGGACGGCAATAAAACTGCCGTCCGTCTTCACACACATTTCTGCTTCGCCTAATCCACTTTCACGGATATAGACCAATGTCTTTCCTTCTTCAGCGGTTGTCATGTTCATACAACCCTTCTCCATCAGTCTCATATAATTGCCACTTGCCTTCCTCTTTCATTTTCTCCGGCAGATGCTCATTAATCTCAATGATGTAACTCTCCGCCACATCATTCTCGTAAACAGTGCGTTCAACAGACTCATCCGCAACTTCCGCCATGCCATTCGACGCAAGCCAGTCCACGAACTCATCACGACTCATGGCACTTGGGACTTTCAAAACATACGAGTTCAATAATTCAACTCGCTCAATTACTCTCACATACTCAGTCATTTTTCACTCCTTCCACGAAAGCAAAGCCCGCCCCGTTACCCTCTGGGTCACGAGACAAGACTAGCTTTACACGTTCCTTGTCCGCTTTGTTCTCGATAACAAAAGTCGGAAAGGCATCTTGAGTAATCTCACATTCATCCATGTAAAAATCCACAATCTCAAAGCCAATCAGTTGACCATATAAATCATGCGCCCATAAATGTTCTTCAACGTATTTAGTGTTTCTAGCTTCTGTCATATTTTTCTCCAATCCAGTTTGGCGGATACCAATCCAATATCTTGTTGACACAGGTAGGGGTCAAATCAAACTCGTCGTCCTCGTCTATCCATTTGACCATGCCCTCATCAAGCGCATCGACAAACGAACCCAAGTCCATCGACATGATGTCACTCGCCTCTGTATTCCATTTATGGACATCAGCCTCATCAACCAAATACAGCGCAACGCTCTCATCAGATTGAAACTGCTCCAACTTCTCAATCAATTCCTTTACTTTGAATACGCCCTTAATCATGGTTTTCCTCACGATCCTGGACATCACCAGACACAGTAATCTTGCTGGTCAAAGCCATGTGTATCGGCTCAAGTGCCGATATGATTATGTTCACATCTTGTATGGATAAGTTCATCTCAGCCAAACCACGCAAATCATGTAACGTCATGTGTATTCTCATGTCGTCAATGTCAGCGTCACTCGGTTCGTGAACCTCGGTGCTTTCTATAGTCATGTTATACCTCGTTGAAAGTTAATAAAAACGCCCGTATAATCAGGCATGCTTATTATCTATTTTTATTTGGGGAAAGTCAATAAATCATTGGGGAAAGTATTGCAAAATAATACAGCATATACTCTCTGTAGATTTAAAAATGTTTAGTAAATTTTTTTCATTTACAGTGTATCTAATGTATATCTGTATACTTGTATACTAAAGCATTGTTTTTATTACATCTAGAGAATACAAATAGGATACATAGTATACACTTCTAATGGGTCAAAAGGATTGAAATGTCGGAAATAAAAGAAAATAAATCTAAAGAAGATATAGAAAACGAAGGTCGTTATCTTACAAATAGACAACGAGAGTTTGCTAAACTTTATATTGAAGGTATTTATTCCAATGCAGAATGTGCTAGGCGGGCTGGGTATGCAAAAGAAAGTGCGAATGTTCATGCTTCCCGTTTGTTGAATGGCAAAGATTATCCTTTGGTCACACAGCACATCACCGAGTTACGAGAAGAACGAGAAAAGAAATATGGTGTCACGCTGATAGGTCAGTTGAAAAGATTATCAGAACTTTCTAGATCAGCGGAAGAAGAAGGACAATTCTCTGCCGCCATCAATGCTGAAAAGATTAGGTCATCACTTGGTGGTCTTACTGTAGACCGACGCGAAAACCAGCACATACATTCTATTGATAACATGTCACGAGAAGAAATAGCCGAACGTCTTTCAAAATTACGCAACGAATATCCATCTGCTTTTATCGAAGGGAACGTCAGGGATGTCACCGGAACAGAGATTGTGGAAACAAGTAAAGAAAGAACTCCCGCCCAAATCACACACGACAAGGATTGAGAATACTGTCGGCGTAGGTATTCCAGATAGTCACATTGCACATAACGGGTCAGCCTTCTGGTTGGAATTAAAGATAGCAAAAGCTAATCGAATTGACCTTCGTCCTGCTCAAATTGCATGGAATTATGAGTATTCTCTAGCTGGGGGTAAGAATTTTTTCTTAGTTTCACGCCCCTCGAAGGGCGATGTATTTTTATTTGGCGGCGGTCAAAGCCTCGAACTGCACGAAAAAGGGCTGGATACGAGTCCCTTGTATCACGGTTCGAGTCTTGCGGATTGTGTTTCTTGCGTCTTGCGCCTTGCGTCTGAATAGTCCGGGTGCAGCACCGGGTGCCCTGGGCAGCATTATCGTTCTTTTGTAAGTCATTGTTTTCACTTGCGTCTTGCGGCTCCTTGCGCCTTGCGTCTCCGGGTGTCCGCGGACCCGGGTTCGGGGCAGCCGAGTCTGGAAAAAGAAGAGCCCGCGACCATTGTGCGAAGTCGCGGACTCAGTATCCAGGGAGGGATTAGTTTAGTATATCTCTGATTGCTTCGCGGACGCAAGTCTTATTGTAGCGTCCGCCGTCAGGTGTGGTGGTGGGTAGTTCTTCGAGCAGAAGACGGACGGCTTTTGTTATGCCGTGTTCTTTGACCAGGTCTCGCGCTCGGAAATAAAGACCTTCGTCGTTATTAATCCATAAGCTTACGTTCCAAGCGTTCCAGGATCGATGTCCATTATATGCTGTCATGTGTATACCTTTCTGTTAATACTTCATTATAACTATCCCTGGGGAAAAGTCAACTTGCGCCTTGCGCCTCTTGCGCCTTGCGTCTCCGGGATCCGGGCCGCCCGGGGCCGCCGCCCCGGAAACGATTTCTGCAGCTTGATCCTGGAAAAAAAAGAGGGCAGTGCCGAAGCACCGCCCTCCAACCTGCTACCAACAGGATTAGCAAATTTCGAAACCACCAGACAGGCGGCAGAATTGTTCGAACTCTTTCACGTTGTCAGCATCAAAAGGATAATGTGTATCCCAATTTTTGACCTTGCCTGTGCCATCACAGCCGTTGCACTTGCCTTGCACATATTCGTCATCACGAACACCAGTGCCATTACACAAGTTGCAAGTTTCAAGAGGCAAGCTATCAAGGTAAGATTGACGTTGCTCGGCATATACTTGAACGCTTCCGCCTTCCAACGCTTCTTTCAATCGGTCGGCTATCT